AGACATGGCGAGAGCTACAGTAAACATTGACTTACCTGTACCTCCGTCAGCATAGATTAGGGTAGGTTTGTTTTTAGCCAAGAACCCATCTATTAGCCACGTATTCCTCTTCCCTTCAGCTCGTTGGTAGGTAGTCATATCTACAAAGTCTGAAGAGGATTCTAGCGACGATACTGCAAGTCTACATACGTACTCCAATATAGTTGCCCAATCTTCATCTTGTCTTTGTTTCAATGCCCTCACCGCCTCAAGTCTTTTAGTACCTGATAAGAGATCGAATGATATGGGACCGTATAGATACCCATGTGATGTAGTTTTTATAGTAAGCCTACACTTTATACGTTCTCTATCTTTGGCTGGTTGCTCGACCATAGCAGTGATACCTTGCTCTTCCCACATAATTGTAACGTCACCTGTAGCATTCACCTTAACCATAGGACTAGGTACAACTCCGTCTGCAAAGGCACGCTCTTTACTTTTCTCATAACGAGAAACAGAATTTACTATTACCTCTATCTCGTTGTCCATCATAGGTGGTGTACATTTCTGTGCAAAACCTTTTAGAACCTCAAGGATAATGTCCTTTGCAATTCCTCGTGAGTGAAAGTAACCTGCAAGTTTGGTGGCTCTCTCGTTTCTTTCCCCTTCACTAGCTCCCTGTATTAGGCTTTCCCTAACCCAGGGGTCTAAGTCATTGACAGACTTAAACCCAGATCCTGCTTTTACTTGGAATGCATCAGGTACATAGTCCATCATGGAGATGTCTGAACCATTGTCAAGTACATATGTAACCCCATCAACCATAGATGGTGGAGCTACCACATAACCTCCGTCATTACGGACATCTATCTTGTTTAGAAAACCTGTTCCTGTAGAGAAACGATTATCATATTTCAGATAGAAGTGTCTGCCATTCGGAGTGTTCACAATCATTGTGTTGGGTATCTCAAAGTCTGCATTTCTGTACGACTCCTCTCCCTCTTCTCCGTCTATGTCTATAACTGTAATGTTAGAGATACTACCTGTAACGATACCTACGTTATAGTTAGGGTTTGATGCCCAAAACTGACCAACATCTGCTATTGTCATTCTCTTTGACTGAAAGTCTTTCCAAGATGACAAAGCAGGGGTCTTTGCATTCTCATTCAAAGGTATAACTGATAGTCCTAGACGAGCATATCTTAGTGCCTCATCTTTCTTAGACATTCATCTCACCTTGACTTGACCCTTCCAACTTTCTTGACAACTCCGTTGATAGGTTATCGAAGTCTTCTTCTGTATAGTCATACAAACTTTTGTCTGTACCTATCAATTCACCTGCTACCTTTCTCCATGAACCAGGGTTTTGCTCTAGTTGAGATAGCATTTGCCTTACGTTATCAGGCATACTGTTCTTGGTGTTAGGTACGCTAGTCTGCTTTGCCTCTTGAACCATACCTCTCTTCTGTTCTAGGAACTTCTTGCATATAGCAGGTATCTCATTGCCTGGTTTAGGGGGTAGGTTAGACATATACTCAAGCCAACTCGCCCCATTTATTTGTCTCTTCAATACCGGTACGTATTCGTCAAAGGAGTAGATTTCATCTAGGGTTATTCCGTTAGGTCGAAATTTATTCCACTGACCAAAATTTATTACGTATGATCCGTCTGCGTCTTCAGCAGATACAGTTGTATGGGTAAACTTTCGAGGAGGAGCAGGTGGTGAAGTATACTCACGTTTAGAGATAGGCTTTTCTATCCCCATCATTTCCTCAGCTGGAGTAGCTTGAATACCACACGCTAATGCTACGTTAGAATAACCTAACCTAAACGATTTACCTGTTGCCCTAGTCTGAGCCATTGACCTGATAGCAAACTCATCTGTGTTTGCCCACATCTTCTCAATGCTAGAACACATTGATGTAGCACGACCATGCAAGGTGTTCTTGCCATCTATACTTCTCAACTGTATGGTTGCTTCGTATGTTATTTCACCATCTCTTGAGTGCCTTGATGAACTGTTATCAAGACGATTATCATTTTCAACTACAGGTTTCACTCCCACGAATGCACCTAGTTGATTCCACCATTCCACTTTTGGATATGTATTACCATGTATTTCTTGTACAAAACTACCACCCATATAAGGTTTCATTTGTTCTACAAGAATCTGTACATCTACTACTTCTGTAGTTGAGTCAGATACATTATCTAATTCATCAGTGTTAGGTATACTTCCACTGATCTCATCATTACGTGATGTTGTCATGCTTTTTCCTTTCTTGCAATTTTATTCTTGGAGGTTTTTGTACCATTCTAGATAAGGATTCCTCCACAATAACCCTTACGTCATCTCCTCTCTTGAGAAGTTGATTCACTCTCACTCCGTCTACCCTTTCAGAAGTTGTAACTTTTTTGTTGATCAACTTCCTTGTTCCCTCATCACACACATCTTTTCCCAATACATCATATAGTGTTGACATGGTTTTTACATCATACTGAGGTGTGCCTCTATCTATGATGACATCTCCTCTGTCAGGTATACTTCTTACTGTTGCGTTCTCTCTGTTTAGTTCTTGTAACAGTTGAGATTCCATCCACATAATTCTTTCGGACAGTTCTCTTCTGAGAGAATGAGTTCTTTTAAGCGTATCCCACTTATCTGTATCTGAATATGTTTCCCAATCCTGTTGGTAAGTCCTTTCCTGTATCTCACCTGTCATTGGGTCTATTGATTTTACCAAATTATTACCTCTTTCCCGTCTACCAATTCACTTGGGGTAGACGCTTGTTTCCAAATACCAATATCCATTTCTCCCGTACAGGTACATTCCTTTCCGTCTCTTCCTGTATGAGCCTCTCCGCCTGTTTCACTAAAATGTTTTAGTTTTATAGGCGCATATTCTATGTCGATTGTTTTGTTGCCCTTAACTGTGGTCATAAGTATCGCTCCCATTTCTCTGTCATCTAAGGGCATATCACTAACAGATGAGAAATTAAATGATGATTCTATAAATTCAGTAACCCATGCCTGCATGGTGAACACATAAAAATTCGCTCCATTTAACTTTGATGCCTCTTCTAATTTTTTATAGAAGTATTTCATTGTAGGTTCGTGATCTAAAATATCGTATGATTCATCTTCAAGTGTAGTTTGAATCAATGTAGATTCTTCCCATATCTTTTTCCATTCTCGGTTTACATCTTTACGTATACTCATATTTTCAGGGTACGATTCATTGTCATTAATTTTAGTTATGGAAGCTCTAAGCCAATCACGATAAGAATCTTCTCCACTGTAAGATGATTGTGTGAAGTCTATATCTACAAGATCATTTTTTAGTAAAGGTGGCAACATGGTAGACATTCCAGTTCCATCATGGTGACCATCTAAATTTTCCTTATGAATTTCAGGTATGTCATACATGATTGAAGGTTTCAAAGCTCCCATTTTGGCTACCTCTACTGTAGTTTCCTTTGCTATTTGTGTTGTTAATTCCTTGAGTGCGTTTATCGCATAGAATTTAGGTGTATTTTCTTTATAATCCATTTGTGTTTACCCTTCTGTTGTTACAATATCTAATAAGTTTTGGATTTTCGGTATTTCGCTCATATCTTTTACTCTTACTGCAAGGTCACCTAATGTGTTGTAGGTACCAGATTTTATATCTCCTACGCTTATAACCCCTAACCTCATACCACTTTCATCTCTAAGATACTTACACATATGACCTGTATTTTTATGTTGTTCATCATCTGTTATAAGTATGATGTTCAACCTATCTAATTTTTCGTAGAACTTTTTCCTTGCCCAAAGCAATGCTTCTTTTGTAGGAGTTCCTCCCGTTGAGTATCTTGGAATTTCACGACCTAGAGTTATAGGTGTAACACCTATATAATTAGTTTGATAGCTACCTGAATAAGGATATATTTCTACTTCGGAATAAGATTGCTTTATAGTCATAGCAATACTCCATTCCAGTTGATTGACATCAGTATAATCATCAATCTTATCCCTATTTTTTTCTTTAGTTAAGAGAGACCTAGTAGATGAACTGTTGTCCAACAATATTACAATTTCAGGTTTGCTATTAGATAATTGCTTGAAGACATCCATGTTTCCGTACTGTAATTGCCATGCGTTATGTGTGGGCATACCTACATTATCGGTAATCATATCTTCAAATTCTCCACCTTCGGAAACTTCTAGATTCTCAATAGAAATAGATTTGAAATAATTACTATCGTGACTTTCTATTTCTTTGCAAGGTGACTGAACTTGACCGTACCCATAAAGCCTAGAGTTATGTTGAGGTTTTTTATTATCATTCCATGTATCATGTATCTCAATAAATTTTTGTATTACTTCCCTATCATAGGGATCATCCTGTACTGATTCATAATCTACGGTGTAGTTATTTTCTTTAGGTTCGTATTGACCCTCATTTATTATTTCTTCTACACTTTCATTTATAAAGTCAATTTCTGATGCACTACTCTCCGTTGAGTTTTCGATTATATTAGTGTCTCCGTATCCACTGTCTTTCTTCCAGCTTAAACTCCGAATAGATTCTGCAACCTTTTGAATACTTGGAATAGTTACACGACCATCAGCATTACTCCTGTAAGAAGTACCCTCTTCTGCTTTAGATACTGCAAGTCTCAGGTAATTGGCTATCCATAATGCGCTTTGAATAATTGCATAACTAATATCCCCAACATTATGTATTGGGTCGAGGTGTTTAGGACTATGGATACATGATGGACACTCTCTGAAAAGTTTCCACACAATAGATTGAGCCAACCCATTATCTGTATGCTCACCTGCAAGTTCAAATAGTATATCTCTAAATACAGAATTTGAAAACCTAAATTCTGTATTAGTACTTGCTAGATCATCAGTCCTTGTTCCCCCAACCCAAGTAGATTCTGACATTTTTGCAACTACATCAGATATAGTTGGATAATTATTCAGTACCCAATGACTGTGGTCTTTATGCTGGATATCCAAATCTCTCTTAAGCCTGTCTTTAGCATGAGGTAGAAGATTTTCTTGGTCGAAGTGATCAGCACCACGAGTCAATGCAAGATAGTTTGTAATCTGATTAAGCACAAAAACACCTTGACTTATTATTCCATGCACCAAGTCCAACGTGTCATCTTTTCCTTTAGAGTCTGGGTTACTATTCCTGCGCTCTTTAGATTGATGAACTGATAATTGAATATTATATATCAAGTCAGGAAACGCAAACCTACCTATGGTTCCAGCCATTAATTTGTCTGCTTTAGTAGGTCTTTTTGGTAGCAATACATTATCTTTTGTAAAAAGACCTAACCCGTTTACTGGATCTGTATTCCATCTCTTGCTTTTTGGACTTGTAGATACTAATATGTCATTTACTCCGAATGTACTTTGGACAAAATCTTTCCAATGTTTATCGAATTGATATTGATCGTAAAAATTACTTTGACCCATTAGAATCTCCATTCACTTTATTGAGCAATTCCTGTAGTTGTTCTGACAAACTTTGAGGTGCTTCTAGAGACATATCTTTTCTTGATTCAACTGATTCTGTTTTCACCTCTGGTTTTTCTTTCACTGATTCCCAAGATGTTATACCAACAGTTTTTGACTTACTGTCATCTATCCTGTTCTTTTTCCAGTTGTCTTCACTTACAAGATGAGCATCTAGGTTTGATGCAATACTCGCACCATCTTTATACTTAGGCATTATTGTCCATGTAAGAGCCTCTTTGATGTCTGTATTAGCTGAGTTTTTGATAAGCTGAACAACCTCACCTGTGTTTACTCTTGTAGCGTTGATCTGTCGTATATCTGCTAACCACTTTATAAGTCTGTTTGCTCTGTTTGTTGCAAATTCTTCATTGTAGTTTTTAGATATTTCATATACAAATTTACGGTACTCGTCACAAAGAGGTTGATTTACATTGAAGATTCCACCGAATCTGCGCATCAGTGCTTTGTCTAGTACAGATGTATCGTAACCTGTTCCAACAGGATTAGCAGTTGCTATTAACCAGAAGTTTTCGTTGACTTCTATGTTGCTGATACCTGCTTCAGGTAACGAGTAGTATCTGTTCTCTGTGTCAAGGACACCTAATAATCTGCCTTGCATTTTACGTGGCAGTCTAGTTATCTCTTCTAGTGCAAACATATTCCCTTTGCGAATCGCTTTTGTTAGCAATCCATCTTCCCAAACAACTTCAACATTTCCATTTGAATTTTTTGGTCGCCACATACCTATCAATTGAGATATGTCCATGCCTGGATAGGCATTGACTCCCACAAAATTTAGTTTGGCTATAGAGGATACGAATCGAGCAAGTTTGGTTTTACCCCAACCTGTCTCACCTATCTGCAACACGGGATACGGTCGCATTTCATAGGTTCTTTCGGCTATCTCTAACGCGTAATCGTTAAAGAAATCACCTTCTTTTTCCGCGCTTTTCAACGCAGACTTTATGTCTAACTTTCCCATTTATACTCTCCTAACTGGGTCGTTTAATAGTACAGGACTTCTGTACTGACTGTCAAATATTGTTTCTATACCTATATATATATACATATATATATAGGTATATATAATGTGGGTTAGGCATCATTATCTTCTTCTGAATAATCTATTACGTCTTGTGCAATGTTACAACACGTGCATGGTGCATTAACTTTTTCCATGCAAATGTCTAGTAGGTATTCTGTTTGCCTACCATCTTCTTCACCACCTACCCATTTCAAAATTTGTTCTCTTGTTGCTCTAGGATTCATTGCCAATCTCCCCCATTAATTTGTCTATGAGATCTATCACAGATCTTGACATTTCTATTCTGCCTATACCATCACCTGTTTTCTCTACTGATGATGCTTGTATATATAATTCCCGTACGCAAAGTTCCTTTACGTCAGCAACAACTTTTTCAATCTGTTTTTTTTCTTGTTCCAAAGTTTTCAATAGTTTCAATTCAATTCAACCTCTCTCATATTTATATATATATTTATTTCATAAATAAAATATATATATATATAAATAAATTTTCGTTTTTGTTTTTTTTCCGTTCTCGTATTATACTTGTATACATGGCTAGACCAACTAACCTCACCAAAGGTATACATAACTCTATCGTCAAGTCGACTCGTAATGGAAATTACCTGACTGCATCTGCTCTCGCAGTAGGTATAAGACCTCAAGTTGTAACTCGTTGGCTACAAATAGGTAGAGGTGAACACCCTACCAGACCAGCTAAAGAACCATTCATAACGTTTTCAAATGATTTTGATAAAGCTAGAGCTGAAGCAGAAATACGCATAGTTGAATCACTCGGTAAGTCTGAAGACTGGAGAGCGAGAGCATGGGTACTTGAGCGTGGACCAGCTCGTGAACGCTGGGGTATTAATGAAAACCCTCTATCTGCTCAATTACCTGTAATTGCAGTTCTTGATGCTTTAAGGGAAAGACAAAAGCTAACCAACGATCAGAAGATCCCTCTACTGCCTAACCCTAAACCTGTAAAAGTTATTGAGACTGACAAAGAGTAACCTCGTTGTTTAGTTCGAGGTATTCTTTCATAGCTTCGACTACTTGATCTCTATGTTCTCGGCAGGGAACACCATTCCCAATGGTGTCGCAACCAAGCCCTGACTTGATCCCTGTTCCTAATACTGCTAATCTTTTCATGTCGTTATCAGTTAATTGCATCATTTAACCTCCTGCTCTTTAATCTGTGTGTCAGTGTTTTCCCACTCAATTCCATTTGAAAAGATTTCATTGGCTTTTTTCCATGCCTCATCTTTACTGGTGGCTTCAACTTTATGGGAAGCAATGGCATTAAAAATTATTTCATACTTCATCAGTTACTCTCCCGTTCTTTTTTTCCTAGTAAGTATGCCTGTCTTAAGGCTTCGACAAAATCTTCTTTCCTGATCGTGCCTTTCCTGTATGGTGGAGAGCCTTTCGGGTAGAAATTCCCCGCGAGGCTCTCTGCCTTTAATTTTCCTCTACTGTATGTGTTCATAATTCCTCCGAAATTGGTGTGTTAATTAGATTATCTAAACGTATTTGTTTCCATTCTTTCCTAGTTACTCCAATTTCTTTCGCTTGTTTGTGTTCAAACCTACGTCTCTTCGCTAGGGCATTACTCCACCTACGCTTTACTTCTACTGTAGCTAATCTCGGTGGTTTGTTGCACTTACCACCTGTTAGAGCTATAAGCTGACCTTGTTCTGATAATAAATTATATTCCATCATTACCTGTAATCCCCCTGTGTTTGTAGTTTCCATTCCTTGAGTCCAACAGATTCGGTAGAATGTCTTTGTTTTCTTATCACTTCTACATTCCCTGGTGCATATAATCGTGTAAATTCAGATGGTTCTATTATCCAAACTCCACTTCTGCCTTTAATCATACCTACATGTTCACTTGTAGTTTGGGAACAGTAGTCTCCACCTACACCTGTATAATCACCTAGTATTTTATGGCTTACACTTTTTTCAGTAAAATCAGTAGTGCCAATTACTAGATCGTAACTTGTTATTACGTGTCCATTTGTACGTAACCTACCACTTGAATGAGCCATTGGCTTGTTGTCTATCCAAGACTGAACAATTTGTTCATTAGTTCCTTTTTTCATGGTTGTTTTTTACTCCAAAAAAAGAGGACATGAGCAGAGCAGTGATGTATCTGAATGTACTCAAGTACCCATGTCCTCGCTTGTGTGTCTACTTTATAGCAGACATTTGACTAGATACCAATCCACTAACTACTTTAGTTAGTGCATCAATATTAGATTGTAGATCAGTAATAGTTACACTATTACTATTGTCCTGTACAACTGTACGTTTAGACTGTTTAGCTAACCTCTCAACACGTTTTGCTTTAGCAAAACCTGTTAACTCGTTGCCATTTTTGTCTAGTAGCTTGTCAGATGGGAACATACTAGCATCTATATCTCCACCTGTAACTCTCACCTTTTTATTTCTCACATGTGGAGTTTGTTTTTTAGGTTTAGCTACATTTGGAAAAACAGTATTGTATACTGCTTTTAGTGTGTGTTCGGGTTCACGGGTAGGAACAGTTAGTTCTCTACCTTGGATCTCTCGAATGTTCGCACCTATAAGCTCTTGAGCCATAGACTGTCGTCTTTCGTATCTTGATGGCATATCAAAATATCCTTTCTTGTACATCTCTGTACGCTTGTGTTATGTTTTCAAAATCCAATCGAAATAAAATACCTATAGAGTATATATCTCTCTCATTAAAATGAGAGATATATACACTCATAGGTAATAAATATCAAAATCTAGGTTGATAGTTCATCATCATTTTCTGTCCTTTCCTCGTGCTCTTGTGTGTCCTCGTTCGCTGATGGGTACTCTACCCATGTACACCTAATACAAGTGTTTACACTTGCATCTACCCATTTGTCATTTACAATCTCTACGATTGTAAAACCTTGAGCATTTTCCGCTAGTTCGCCCAGCTGCATCTGTTGTAAATCCATATCTGAACCCTTTCTTGATCCATTTAGAGATTATAAAGAATATATCTCTCATTAAGATGAGATATATTTTTATAACCTCTATTGTTTGTTAGCCATTCGTGTCTATCCCTACTCTTTAGAGTAGGGATAAGCTAGTTAGGAACATTTATGTTCCTGTTATGTAACATTCCAAACAGATGATATCTGTTTGATACCATTTACAATCTCCATGATTTCCATATTTGTCCATATGGATTGTAGGACAATCCATATGACCTAAATTACATTTGTATTCAATATCTATATTGAATGGTGTTTCACATTCCATCAAAGAGACTTCTCTTTGATGTTTTTCAGCTATAGCTTTAGCTATAGAGTCAGCTTCTGCCGGAGGCAGAAGAGCTTGAGTCCAATTTGTATGTATTGACATAGTCAATCCTTTCTAGTGATTTGAGCAATCTTCTAGATTGCCGTTTTTGTCATAACCATCAGCAGAGCTGATGTACCTTTTATTGCAATCAGTACAGAGTACTGATATTTGATACCATTCCAATTTCATTGGAAATCCTTTCTTGTTTACCATTCAGAGAATGGTATGGTTTGGTTTCAGTCTACACGCTAGGGATATTATCCCTAACGCTGACTGTTGTACCATTCTTTAGAATGGTCGAGGGTGAACTTCTAAACGAAGTTCTTGTCCTTTTAGCAACCATTTGGTTGCTGATCTGTGTTCTTTGATCAGCTCTAACTCTGTTAGAGATAATCCTTTCATGGAACATGAAAGTCCTTTAGCCATTTGATCTCTCTTGAGAGATCTTTCTTGTTTCCTTAAGGAAACAGGTTTCACAGTTGGTTCTGTCATCTTACAACCCTTTCTTCAGATTGTTTATTATTTAAGGGATAAATTACAACATATAGGTATCCTGGTGTCAACCCTTTAGGGGTTGACTCCAGGACATTCTCTTTACGTAGTAAAGATAATGCTATATGTTATAATTGATCCCATAATAAACAATCGGAATAAAGGTTTTTACTTCGTACCGATCCAAGCCAAGCAGTCAATCCAAGCAGACCGAACAACCGAAAGCCTTCACTCAACCGCTGTCCACTCGGAGTCCTTGCGCATTATGCACACCGACTGCCCACTGACTGCATCTGAAATCCCTCCGCATTATGCACACGGATTTACAGTTACACCGCACAAGGCACACATCAACTACTCACACCCACACCGCTTCAGTCAGTATGGTAGTAAGAACAATAATAATAGAAGAGGGGGGTAGCCTTTGGGAAATAGAAGAAAGAACAAGGAAGGGTACACCCCTAAATTTCATAGCCATTTTTGAACCTACCCTACGGAAATTTCTCTCACGCGTTTATAACGAACATAACAACTACTACTTAATAGTAGTAGTTATGTTCTTTGTTGAACCCCCTTTCTTAACCCCCCTATGGTCCCCCCTTAGTTTTCCCCCTTATAGTTTGACAAACTAGGCTGGACAAGTGTAATGTTATATTGCTGGCAGGGTTACATCCGGGGGTCAGGCGGCAGTTCCGCCCTCGTCAGGGTTATTCTCTGGGTTGTTATCTGTCGGTGTAGTAGATCAACCTTTACCAGTATATTTATGTTAGCAACAGACAGAGTAGCTATATTAGAACAAGTCAACGTAGGAACTTGGAGAGAGCAGGATGAGATCTTGGATCATCCGGCTAGGATAAAGCTAGTGGCAGGTGGTGAAAGGGCAGGTAAGAGTTTTCTTGGAGCTCTGTCTATTATTTCCAAGTTGGATCATTTTGAACACAAAGACATAGTATGGTTAGTGGCTAGAGACTATGAACGGACAAGAGCTGAATGGAATTACCTTCTAGATATTTTGGGAGATATGGGATTTCTGGTAAGCCACTCAAAGAGAATAGATCCTGGACATATGGTTGTAGCGTGTGGCTCTACCGAAGACCCAGGAACATTTACTATAAAAACAAAGTCCGCACAAGACCATAGATCTTTGGCGATGGAAGCACCTCGAATGATCGTAGCGTGTGAGGCGTCACAGATAGACCATGAAAGTTTTCTAAGGCTTAGAGGTCGTATCGCAGAGAAACGTGGTTGGTTATTTCTTGAGGGAACATTTGAAAGTTCTCTCGGCTGGTACCCGTCGCTTTGGGAGGCTTGGCAATACTATAATCCCGATGATAGTGCAGTCTCCTTTTCATTGCCTTCATGGACAAATAAACGGGTTTATCCTCTGGGTAGAGAAGACCCTGAAATAAAATCATTGGAAACCCTACACAGTGAAGACTGGTTCAATGAACGAGTTGCAGGTAAACCCGCTCCACCTAGAGGGCTAGTCCATAGCGCATTCAGATCAGATTTACATATAACTCCAGAAGCAGAATATATTGAGGGTGAACCGGTGCACCTATGGGTAGACCCAGGTTATTCACAGGTTACTCAATCGGCATACGCTGTGATGGTAGTTCAGGTAATAAACAATCGTGTGATAGTCATTGATGAAGTCTTTGAAAGAGAAAAGACAACCGAAGATATTATAGATATCTGTCGTGGGAGGCAGTGGTGGAAAGATGTTTCTCAAGGTGTTATAGATGTTGCGGCTAACGCCGCAGGGGAATCTAAGCCGATAGATACGTGGCTACATAAAGCCGCACTTTACATGCAATCCCAAAGGGTCGGAATCACAGATGGCATAGAAAGATTCAATACATTTTTGAAAGCAAATCCTGAAAACGGTATGCCACATATGGTATTCAACCCCCGCTGTCGTGGTGTAATATCGGAGTTGGGCGGATCTACAAATCCCTTTGATGATCAGGTTCATGTGTATTCATGGAAGACCGACAGAGAGGGAAATGTGGTTGGGAAAACTCCGAGAGATGCCTTTAATCATGGGGTTAAAGCTATAACTTATGGACTTGTGATAAACTTTGGATATGCCAGAGCGTCACTGTCAAGTAAAATTATTTCAATAAAGAGATGGTAAATGTCAGAAAGAGCAAATAGATTAGTAGAAACTATCAAAGATAGATTTGAAACTCCAGGTTTTACAACAAGAAGATCCAGAATGGAAGAAGACTATGGTCTCTACCGAATGAACGACTATGATGCAGGGGAAGGGTATCAGTCTTACAC